ATCGGTAGGTAGTCGTCCACCTCTGATGCCTTACAGTATCTAACGTAGATGTTCTTGGAGAAATGATTACCCATCTCAAAGAACCGATACTCTTTCTCTGCCTTGGGTAGACTGTCTACCTCATACAAATAATTCTCTACTGGATGTTGAAAGTCGAATACAATGATTACCCGATTTTCGTTAAATCCCATAAGATCCATACCAAAACAGGGAAGGTTACTCCCAGTTTTAGGGTAAAGAATGTTATTGTAGACAGAAGTAGTATCATCCCAGATGTCAACTTCCCTCGCTTTGATAAAGTGCTCATGTGTGTATACCGTTGCTTTTAAGTTTGAATCTTTTCGACCAGTCCAGTCTGCCCAGAGAGGATCAGTTCTTTCAAAGTCGGGAAATGTTTCCCATAGTGCTTTTTTATAATTTGTCCAAAGGTTCATAATCTATTGGGGAAATAATTTAAGTTCAGCACTATTCGTGCTTTTGCGTCACTACATGCTGTACCAGAATGACGTTTAGATGATGGGAAAGTAAGTAATCTGTTCGCTACAGATTCTACTTTAGTTCCATCTTCAAAGTTTGTACATCCATCACATGTATTAATATAGTATATAGATGTCACATGGTTGTAAGGACCTACGTCAGTGTGAAAGTCTCTTACTTCTACCTTATCCTTTTTAGGGTTAAGGTTTGCTTTGATCCTTAACCATACATGAGGATTGATAACCTCAATCAAAGGATAGATACGATCCATGTCTGGTGACACTACACCTAAGCATGGATCCCAGAACATATGCACGAACTGATATGCATCAGGATCTGTATCTTCACCATCACCTAGAATATAAGGGCAATACTGCCATCTACATCCTTCAGTGAACCAATGCTGTAGTGGTTTAAAAACTTCTTCGGGTAATAAATTATCGACTACTCGAATATCACTTGAAACCTTATCAATCTTTAATCCCACTTCTCGTAATCATGAGGTACATAATCAGGGCATAATAAAGCACCCGCTAGGGCATTTGCAGATTTATTGTTGCTGCATAGCTTGTTCATCCAAATCCTTTCTTTTAATTCTACCGTCCCATCGGTAGATATCATCCTGCAACAGATATCCACTATCTTGTTTCTGTAGTTTGTGCTTAACATGTTTAATAGCCTCTGGTAGGATTGCGTACTCACGTCTCTGTATGGCTTTCGTGAGTGATTTGATATCGTCATTGTGTAGAATGGGTACTTTAGACTGGATGATGATTTCACCACCATCAAGTTCTTCGTTAACATAATGAACAGTTGCACCAGTTTCAGTTTCACCTGCTTCCATTGCCTGTTCGATTGCATGTAACCCTTTATACTTAGGTAAGAGTGAAGGGTGTACATTTATTATTCTACCACGAAATGCATCAATGAAATCTTTTGTAACGATTCGCATCCAACCTGCTAATACTATCAGGTCTACATTCCATGCTTGAATAAGTCGGATCATGTTGATCTCGTCAGTCGACTCAATGTAAGAATGAGGTATACCGAATTTGTCGGCACGTTTTGCTGCTCCACACTTCTTTTTGTTATGGATCATCAACACAACTTCGTCATTCTTACACGTTCGCACAATGTTCTCGAAATTTGAACCATTTCCAGAACACAGTACGGCTATTCTCATTGTTTTATCGGGCGAGGGTTAGTTCGACGATTGATGATCGTTATGAATTTGTCAGCAGCAAATGTGCCTGCGAGACATACTTCAAGTTCGTCATCATCTTGCCAGTTTACATCACCATTCATCTTAGTATGGTTCATGGCTTCCTGTATCTGGTCTATTACTTCTTGCGTTAATTTCATCAGTTATGTGGATTATACTTACGAAGTATGTAAAGTGCAATCGCAACTCCGATTGCTGAGGATCCACCGATGATGATTAATAAAGGCATGGAATTATTTAGGTAATTGGTCTATCATTTTGCGTACATTTTCCTTCAATGTGTCATAAAACTGGGGTCCTATGTCAGAGGGTGGCATACCTAACATGGTTGCTGCCTGTTTGACTTGCTGAACTAACTGTTTTGCGTCAGGATCCTCAGATAATGTAACACGCATGTACATAGTCTGCTGTACATTTATGAGTTCCAACATCTTCTGAAGTTGTTCACGTTTCTCATCCACACTGAGTATAAGTCCCATGCGATTGATCTCTAGATACAGTTCTTGCATCTTTTCGAGTTCTTTCTGGACAATTTCAGATTTGAAGAATTTACTCATAAGTACTGTGCTTTTACTATTTGCTTATATTTACCCAAATCCACTGTTAGGAATGGGTCGTATTTCACTACCCTAGTCTTTAAGGGTTTCCAGACTATCTCCTCCTTGATGTGTTTATCAAACTGAGGGATGAACTGGAAGATCTTATTGAATATGGTAAGTGTCTCCAAACATATTCTACCACCTAAATGTGCTTTTAGCAAGGGTGGGTGTACTGATGTAACTTTGAAGAGATCATCGAACTTATCACACATCTCGTGAAGTGTCATCACATCCTCCTTGAAGTGATAACTCAGAGCCTGTTTGCGTTTGTTGTACTCAGCATAATTCTTGGCACCTTCTCTAACCAGAGTTGCAGGATATACCTTGTCCTCTGCGATTAAATTAGAGACAAAAAATTCGCGTAGCTCGAAGTCCTTGAACTTCCTTGAGAGTTTGACAAAAAAGAACTTATCTTTTCTTTGGTCAAAAGAAACCTGTGATGCCTTAGCATTTCCACCATATTGAAAATAGTCATAGGTATTGGAAGTAAAATGAAGTTTCAGAGCGAGATACATCTTGTATACTTCAAATCCTGTCATGTCTTCAAATGAATGTTACCTGCTATGCTAACCCTCTGCTCCTTACAATTATAAAAAGGATACACTTGGTGCTTTAACTTACTAGGAAATAATACCATAGTTCCTTCCATTTGTCCACTCATATAATAAGTGAACGATTCCATGTCTCCTAGAATGTTAATGTACTGAAACTCGAAGTTGGATACAGCACTGTCATTGAACATATAATCTCTCTGCACTGCATAATTCGTAGGGATCTTCATCCAGATAACAAAACTATACACACCATTGTGGTTGTGTATAGGATTAAACTCTGTCTCTCTCTGATAGTTCACCCACCACTGTGACATGACATAAGGATGTCCAGATGTGGTAGGGATCTTCTCTCCAAGATTACTAAACTTTGTCTGATACTCATTGATCATTGGTGCTACAGTTGTTCTGTAGAAATGATCAGCACCACCTAGTTCGTAACTATTTTCTATGTGTCCAACAAGTGCAGATTTATATTCATTACCTTTCTGATCAATACGCTCCCAAAGGTAATTTATTTCATCTTCACTTAATTTCTTTTCAATGATCCCTAAGTTAGGAAATTGAATAGCGTTCACAATTTAAGTAAACCTCTTGAAGTTCTCTTCATGAAGTTGAGACGTTGTGCCTCATATTTTAATTTCTCTTTTAATGGTTTGGAGATCAGTTTATTAACTCCATCCAGTTCTATATTCTTGTCTTCGCAAAACTGTACTACAGCTTCGATATAATTGAGATTACTATCTTTGACTATCTTCTCTATTTCTACTGAGAACTTCGCAGCAGTCATAAAGTTTTCTTCAAAGACATCATCTATCTTACCACTCGCCATATGCTTCTCGGTAGGCATCAATGTATCCTTTAAGTTTGCGAGCATACTTAAACTTGTCATAAATTTCAAATAATTGAGGTTCGCCTGTTTCGCAGGCGATAATGGTTACGAGCTTCTTGACCATAAGACCAGTTAGCTCTTGAAACATTATAGCATAAGCTGTCTCTTGTGCAAAGTAGTCGTGTATCCACTCTTCACGTTTCGTCTTAGTTGATGTTTTGAAATCTATTATCGCAAGTTCTCCTTTATACTCAGCAATACAATCCACTCGACCTGCTAACTTTAACACCTTACTAGAAAGGGGTGCTTCGAGAGCATGTATATTGTTAATACTATCTAGGTGGGGTTTGATCTGGTAAAATAACCCCATGGATAGTGGGTCATCTTTATACCTACTAATATCTTCATTTTTGAGGTACAACTCAGCAAGTTTGTGGCACTTATTACCACGTGTTGTTGCACGTTTTGTTACCTTATTTGCTTCTTCCTCGCCAACTCTATTTCTCCATTCCATGATAGACTTCTTTTTAGAATGTCCGATCACAGTTGTAACAGAAGGGTAGAAAGTATCCTCAACCTGATACCTCCTACCCTGTTTAGTTGTTGTTGCTTTTAAC